AACTGCTCCTGTTGTCACAACATCGTGTGGCGGAACTTTAAAAGCCAAACCAACAGTCGCATATTGTCCCGCAACTTCTTCGGAAATTGTCTGGACTGCGACATTTGATTGTCTATTATTCCCTGTTTTAAAGACAGGATCTGGTTGTCCGAAAACATTTCCAGATAAAAACGGAGACACACCAATTAGCGTTTGATAATGAGTGGAAGCAGGCAGTTGGGTGCTATAATAATCAGGCAACAAAGACCCGGTCGCTTCTTTTAAAACAGGACTATTGCCTTTCATCCCAAAGGTATGAACGACTTCATAGTTCTCCGTATAGTTTCCTAGCACCGCAGAGCCAGTTGTTGTTTTAATATTTTTTAAATTAACAGGGCGCTTTGTTCTTTCCTCACGATATCGGAAAGCGTACTTACGAGATTTGTCCGGATATGGACCACCGTAGTCCGGTCCGACAAAGCCCATTGCTCCGTCGTTCGATCCTTGGAAGGAGCCACTTGAGTTTGATCCATCTGGACATTCTTTTAATAAAAGTCTCCACGCTTCGGGGCGAGAGTATTGATCGTTAAGACCGTTCATTAAAGGATTAATGCTACTTGATCTATTCAAATCAACATGACGAGATTGATGACCTCCAACCCAAGCATTTGTGAATGGAGATTGAAGGCCAATCTCATTTGTTGGAGAAAACGTATCCGAGTGTAAATTAGTTATAATTGAGCCACTTTTGAACTTTGTTGTCACAAGGTCGGCATAACCCCCTTCGACATTGCCAGAGATCAAATTTGCCGGCCAATATGCCTCAGATTTGACTTTGTGAGTATAGTCTTCGCCTTGTCTGGCTTGTGGATTTTGTCCGGTTGCAAAGCGACCAATTGTAGCAGAAAATCTCCACTTTCTTTTTTCATTTGGATTCTCGACATCTAGACAATCAATGAAAGTATCAACGCCTTGACCTTCACCAACGCCAACAACCATTACGTTTTGAGGAATTCCTTTAGGATATTCTTGTGTTACTGGACCATGAATGCGTGTGGCACTATAGACAAAATCACGATCTTTGATCTTTGAGTAGTTGGTTCCACCGTGGACTGAATCATTAAAGGCAATGCTCTCTTTGTATGGCTTGCTTAAGCGATTGATTGCATAAGTTGAGCCAAAATACATTGTACCGTCGTCTGTTGCCAGCAGCGGAGCAGAGGCGCTATTGTGATTTAAAATAGAAGTCTGAATAACTTGACGGTCTGCAATATCTGTTCTTTCTTTTCTTTCTTTATTCCAAAGACAGTTTTTATTTTCATCATCATGTCCACCTGAAAAACCAGAAACAGTATTATCCGCATCAGTAAAAGAGGACGATAAAGTATAATTTCCTCTTTCTCGTTGAAAAGCAAAAGCATTATTAGTTATTGTAATTTCAGGGTCAGCACCAGTTGGATCAACTGCAACATCAAAGTCTGCTTCAAGTTTATTATGTATATACGCTCGTTGTAAAAGTGCTGTTGCTACTCTCAAAATTTGAGTCGAAGCGTCTGTCACTGGATTTTGAAAACTATATGTAATAGGGTCTGATTTTCCGTCTCCAAAAGTAAGTGTATCGTTTATGGTTACAGGATTTGTAATTGTAATTACAGCAGTTGCTGGAGTCCCTGTTAAAGGAGCATGTCCAAACTTCCAATTATAATCAAGTTCGCCAACACCTCGAGCCGAGCCTTCGGTTGATGCAAGTCGGGTTGTTAGCGGAAATTTGTTTTGATATTTGTTTCTTTCGAGAATATGGCTCTCAACAATATCTGCGATTCCCTCTGAATGTCTTGCGGAGAATGGAAACAACTGTGTCATCATCTCAGATATAGCCGAGTCAATCCATTTGTAATAATTTGTAAATTTATCGAAGTCCATGTCGGACTCAACTTTCTCAAAGAACAGTTGACGCATCTTGTCAAGATTCTTATAACGATGTCTGTATCTATCAACCGCTTCGCCCATCAAGTTGTTAAACTCAACAGCAGATGCAAACATTGAAAGCATCTCATCAGAGATGACTTGATACATTGACTTCTCTAGCGAGTAAAAGTTGTCGCTTACATCGTCATCCTTGACAAAGAATTTTTGGAAATCCCCTTTAATATAAATGTTCTCGGAACTTACAGAGATCTCGGGCAGTTCTTTCTTGGCTGTGTATATTAATTCGTTCTCGACGAAAGAGGTCTTTGAGGCTCCGAAGTTTGCGCCGATTGCTGGGTGATCTCGTTCAACAATATTATCAAGCCAGCCATAAGTCGCCACAGTTGAACCAGAGGTCAGATCAAAGACATCAAAGTTGCCGCTTGAGTCAGAGCCAGTGACCGTATCAAAGTCCCAGTTGAGCGCAAGCATATCAGCACGAGGCAAGACGGTTCCGGAAATCTCATATGTAAACATCGTACCGCATCGAGTTGCGTTGTCAACACCAATGCTAGTGACATCGAGAGAGTGTGCCTTCAGGTCAGCATCTTCAAGGAAGTCAAACCAATAACGGCAACCACCAATCTGAACGTCGGACTGTTGGAGCAGTGAGCCGGTGTAATTTTCGTAATGAGCGCCGGCGTATACAACCTTCGGATTGCAAACATACGCAGAGCCCGAGGTATTATTCAACGAAGCAGTTAATTTAAATTCTTCTCTTACCTCGCCAAATTGGTGATTGACACCGTAGAAGGTCAGCGTATAATCAGGATTCGAACTTGACAAAGCAGAGCCATATACACCATAGCCATTAGGAGCGACTCTTACGCTCAAATTCCATCTATTATTGCTATAAATTTCAGTATAAAAACTCGAGGTAAGGAATAGGGTTCCGTCTTCATTTGTTATTAAAAACTTTGCTCTCTCGGAGTTAATTTTGTCCTTTACGGTGTATATTTGGATGTTGGCGATGTTGTCTTCTGTCGACCAGTGATATTGGTCGCCTATTGCACCGGTGGCAGGCTGGTGGAAGCCACCAATTGAGGAAGACAAGAATGTTGTGTCAAAGAAGCCTTGCTCTGTGATATCAATCTTTTCTGGAATAATTGTGTCGATTTCAAATGTAAAGGCATTAAATCTTTCAAGCTTCTCGGTTGAGCCCTTCATACCAGAGCCCGAGATGTAAACATTTGAGTTATTGGCGGACGAGGTTTGATAAACGGTGGAGGAAAAATAATCTGGATTATTAAAGTTTAGATATTTCTTTGTGACCGAGGTGTTCTTAAATACATCGGTGAAATAGTGAGTGCCTCCGTCTGTGTAGAGATTTAGTTTAACCAACTCATCATCAATACCAAAGCAACGAAGAAAGTTCCTCATTGACTTTTCGGTTCCCTTTGACTTTAGAATATAGTCGAGGTTATTGTAGATGTTGTGATAGATTTGGTTTTTAATTTTATTTACATTCTCACCATATTTGAGATTTTGTAAATCGTTGCCTCTGTAGAACTCGAGAACTTCGGTGTCCACAAACAGTTCTCTTGTCATAAAGCCACGGCTTTCGAGCAACTTATTTGCAAACGGAAGCGGCTTCATTGAGGACGAGAAGTAATTCTTTTGAGTGAGTTCGGGTAAAACCTTGGTTTGAGAATAGATTGTATCAAAGTAAGACGAGATAATCTGGAATAGTTTCTTTACATCATCATCATTATCGATGTCTTCGTCTTGAATGAATTGTGGTAGTTTTTGAAATAAATAAGTTGTGTTTGTGGTGTCGTAATCGGATCCACTGGTCTGCATCTCGGATGAAAGAGAGACGACATCTGGATGAGTGCTGTAGATGATCGGATCTGGTTCTTCGACCGAAATCACAGAAGCGGAGACAAAACAAGAGCCGGTATTACGAGAAGCAGATGAATACCCAGTCCATGTACCGTTAGTTAGTCGACCAGAGTAATCTAGAACTGACGCATCTGTAGAATTGTTGGTCGTGATGCCTTCGTTGAATTTGTAATAACACCCAAGAGCAGTGTTGTTGTCCTCGGTATTTGAGCCACCAGCAATTGGCTGGAACCAATTACGATTGATGACTTTAGAGGTTCGGCGTGCTTTCCAGAATCTAAATTCATCCAATGAGCCGCTTAATTTACCAGCACCGGCGAGGGCAGACGATCCATCTGGTGATGTCTTTAGAGCACCGATACGAGCATTGACTCTACCAGAGATTTCATCAATACCAGCAGACCCGATATCAAGTTCATTCTCCAAAGCACCATCAACATAGAAGTAAGATTTTATGCTTGTCGATTGAGATACGAAAGAAATAGCATAATGATGCCAACTTGAGTCTGCTAGTGAGGAGGTTGTAAAGTCAGAACTGGCGATTGCTTGATCGTCAAATCCTTGTGTTCCGTTTCTAAGTGTGACTCTGATTGGGTTTGCACCAGAATCTCCAACGCCCGATCCTGTTAAGTAAATTGTCAAACGACCATAATCAGAAGATGATGTGTCTTCTGTATTCCAAAGGTCAAGAATAACTTCTTTCTCTGTGCTTGCAACATCAAACGCATCTTTTTTGAGCCAGAACTCGATTGTGTTACCATCTGTTGGCATCAAGCGAAAGTTTTGTGTTCTATTTTTGTTTGCGTCGTACTTGATTGATTTATCAAAGTTTTCGTAGAGTTTGCCTGTCAGCATACCAGCGGAGGCTGTATGTAGGCCGCCAGCAGCGTCAATATATTCTTGAGAGGCTGGATATCCATAACCATCGGCCTCGCTAGTTTGCGAGCCCCAACCATTGGCGCTGAAGATGGCGTAACCAGTGGAGCGTGGATATTTATTGTAATAAAGCCACTCTTCAAGATAAGACGAGGACAATTGGAACTGTAGTTTCTCGTTGTCCGAGCCGTCGTAAGGATATGTTTGGTAGATTCTTTTAATCGCAGAGTCGTAATAAAGTTCAGCAGAACCAAACTTTACAAACAGATTTGGATCAGAAAAGTCCAAAAAAGGAACGAAAGTTGAATTATCTTTTATGACCGTGTCTAGGAAAGTGGGCGATTCTAGATCAACACTGCCACTTTCAGAACTTTCAATAACTGCTACTTTTGATTTACCAAATAAATCCTTAATAGTCATACTTATTTACCTTGAATTTAAAACTGTATGGTTGTTCGATATAAGTACCAACAGCATCATCATAGATAGATACTTGTATGTTATATGCATAACCCGGTTCCAATAAACCCATATCTAGATCAAAATAGTTGCCAGATACATCGTACGACATCAATGTGTGGTATACACTGCCTGTTCCATAATCTATAACGACATAATCATCCGTTGCTCTTGTGATTTGATATGAAGCACTTCTAAATGTCAAGGTTGGTACGGTTGCCTGAGCGACCGTGTAAATGTTTGGAGACCATCCTTTTTGTCTCGCAAACATTCTGAATCTTGCTGACTGCTCTGGATAATACTCTTGCTGTATGTTTGTAAAATTAATCACGTATCGGTTTGTGGTTGAATAATTTGAAGCCTCAAAGGTTTCAATATCAATTGTGCCTGTGTGAAATTGAGTATCGGCGTCATAAGCCGAAGTAGTAGAATCGCTGCCAGTAAACCAAACATCAAAGACTTTGGTCATCGTATCAGAGCCAGTGTAAGCAACAGACGCTGAGTAAATTCCTGTGGAAACAATTCCGCCTGTTATAACGAGATTGTTGTTGGATGTGACATGCGTTCCGTCAACAACCAGTACTTGAGGAGAACCAGAGGGGGCGGTATTTGCAAGTGATCCGGAAAACAAAGATACATAAACTCTCTTGTCATCCCCGAGATCTGGAATCTCACGCAGTCTTCCACGAACAAAGTTATAAAAATATAATGTATTCATGTTATCATCAGCAGGAGCCAAAGCAGAAGACAAGTAAAATTCACCGCGATCATCGTTAGTTCTTGAATCCCAACGCGCCTCAAGTACAGGCTTTTGGAAAAAGAATTCGGTTCCTCGAGCGAAGAATTTCTTTGTATAATAAGATAGACTGGCGCTCTCAAACTGCTCTGCGAGTTTAACCATAAAGCCATAGTTTGTTCTGGTAGGACTTGAGCCAAGCCAGTCTTCAACCATATCAGTAACAATTACTGACATATCTTCATTGCCAACTAGGAATGACGCAGTTGCATTTGGAGTTTGCAGATAAGATCCGCCTTCAACATCCCAAGCAGTGGAGCCAGCAGAGCGGATCCAGTTTGAACCAATCACGTCATAAGTCAGATCGGAATAGTTTTCCATATCTAAGCCAATACCTTCCTCCCAATCTGCTGTAATTGGGTGAACTGTCATATCATAATTGAACGGCTGAGTGCTGCTATGGCGAGCGTTATAAAGTTTTAGTCTCCACTCAACTGAGCCACTTGCGGGAAGAATACCAGCATCACGGTCAGTATTAATCGAGGTTGTATCGAACTGGATCATAAATCTCTGTAATTCAACAGAAGAAGTTGTGGCTTGAGCGTAAATAGAAAATGCTTCCAATATATCGGATTGTCCCATATTTGAGCCAGTGCCCCTTGTGGACAGATCAGATTGAAACGAGTTTGTTATTGTATTATCTTTCGTAGCGAGGTATCTCTTTACAGCCATTATCTTGCAGTTCCTTTAATATCGCGTCTTGGGAATTTCAATTCAAATATTGCATTCTTTGGTGCCTTGTAAAAAGTGGCATCTCTAGACTTAATGTCGTCAAAATTAACAGAGGTTGCAGAGTAGTTGCCGCCACTAAGGTTGTAAATCTTTATCTTTTTAACATCAGATACTCCGTCAACTTTCGAAATAATGTTCGTTAATTCAGCGATGTACACAGGTTCTCCGATATAAAAATCAAAGTCATACTCTTGAATTATCTTTGATATTACTCTGTTAACAACATCATTTGGATTAGCATCTCTTGTGACGGTCACTTGAAAATCAATGCCAAAGTTTATGATCTTTGTATCGTAAATGTCAATTACATCATTAAGCATTTTATAACTTGAGATCCATTTCTTTAAATTTTGTTTTGTAACCTCGTTGGTTGTTATTAATTTCCCGTCATTGTCAGCGGATATCAGATAAAGAGCCAATCTTCTGTTGGTTCCACTTGGATCATTGACCGCATTGGCTCTTTTGATTGAGCCGAACTTTGGAGGCATATTATAGCACAGAGACTCATAGTCTTGTTTGCTTACGGCTCGATTCTGCATTGCGTAGTAGTTCTTGGCTCGAACCTTTAATTCTTCGTTAGAAATTCCACTTGTATCAAGAGAAATTGGTTCGTCATTATTTACTTCAAGCGATTGCTCCACGGCAAGTCTTGTTGCAGTCACAAGGGTGTCAGGATTATCAAAATCAATTATTCTAGATCCAACAGTATTCAGCGCGTTTACAGGGACGTTTGTTGAATTGACATCATTGACTTTATAAACGATTGTTAGTTTTGTTCCGTCAGGCGAGATACCAAGTTTATTTGTTCTCATCAATTGTGTTGGATCAAAAGAGCGATCGGTCACATATCGCTTGCCGTACATCTGAATCGTTGCCTTTGCAGGGTCAGCCAAACCGGTTGTTTCATCGTTCTCGGATCCAAAACCAAACTGCATGAATGTGCCTTGATCGTTTTGTTCGACCACAAATCTTCTTGTTGCGACAAATGGCTTCAAGATACTACGGACATTATCGGAAGCAGCGTTCTTGTTTGTTGTATCAATAAACACGGTCTCTTGAGAAAGATAATCAACTTCGTAATATTTGTTGCCGTTTCCATCAATTACGGAAAAGATTTCGGATATATTGGTGCCTCCGACTCTTATTCGCTTAAATCTTTCAAATGGTTCACTTGTAAGGTCAAAAGTTACAGTCTCAAAGCGACCAGATACAACTTGACCGTATGCACGAATAGCAAAGAATGTTGTTGATCCATCAGACGGATCAAACCGAGCAGCAACAACTTCGTTCTGTGGGTCATCGAATCTCACATCTTCAGTTAAAATAAAAGAGCCTCCACCGGTGCTTTGAAAGGTAGTGCCTCTCTTTACAATTGGATAATAAGAAGTATCGGGTGCTGTACCGTTTGCATTTGCTGGAACTAAGACAAACATCGCAACAGTTCCGTATGCATTCTGAATACCTGCGAATTTATAACCAAGGCTGTTGGCATGTTTGCGGATATTGTCAAATTCAATTGATGTATCGAGGAATGATTCGTTAACCTGATAGTCTAAATAATACGATAGAATGTCGCCAGCATATGCAACACTGTCAAGCACCAGCGAAGCAAATGACGCTTTTGAAAAGTCATTTACTCTGTTTGGATAAAATCTTTTTGAATATTCAACCAGATCTGATTTAATTGATTCAAAATCTCTGCTGGTGTATTTTATAGGTACAATTTTCTTCTTAGCCATTTAGCGACCCTCTCAACTTATAATTAGTTCTTCAAGGAATTATAATGGAAACGTAAGATCTATTTGGTCTAACTGGTCTAAACGAGGAATATAATAATTAATTATTACCCTCATCACTTGCGAATCTGCCGATGCCAATCCGACTCGTAAGTCCTGAATTGTAATGTATGGCATGTACTGTGCGGTTTGCTCTTGTATTCTGTTTCTAACCTTGGAATAGGTTTGCTCGTTTGCCAACTCAAAAAGATAATTCTTTAGCCCTACGCCAAAATTTGAATGTGCGATGCGCTCGCCCGGTGCAGTCAATAAAAGAATTCTAAAATTCTGCTTCACTTGTTCTTTCGGATCCGTAATATCGGTCAAAGGATCTGTTGGAGAACTTGATAAAGGTCCCTGAACCCTGTCTTCGTATTTTGATAATTCATCCCAAAATGGATCTGTAGCCATGATAAGTCCCTCTAGTTCTTAAATAGTCCGCCAAACTCTCCTGCACATTCGTTCCCATCTTTATCGTATGGTCTTCCACGCTGTCGTCGTCTTCTCCACCAACGCATTGATGGGTCTGGCCTTCCAAAAATGCTTCCCTTCTTCATATCTTCGAATATTTCTGCTAATGATCTACCGTCGTCGCCTTCGGGTACTTCAAAGTCATCGGATCGATAGAAAGCAGCAAACAATCTACGGCACTCCCTCTTGGAATCGGACAGCACCTCGCCCTTCCACGCATCATCAAAGCGGTCAATAATATTATCGACATCTCTCTCAACATCAGCGCCAACGGCTTGAATGAACGCCTCGTTCACATATGTCAACAGAATAGATGGTAATTTCTTAATTCCAAACACATAGTCCATCAAAAACACAAACTCGTCGGTCTTTACAAGATTATCAATGTAACATTTAAGATCTTCGTCCAAAGTTGGATTATTGAACTTTAATTCTTTGAATTTGATATCTGGAATATCTTGTTCGAACGATGCAACAGGAATTGACTGGAGGTTATATGACTTTTCTTCTCGGGCAAACTTGGAATCGATCTCGCCTTCGTTTATCTTTCCGGCGAGAATAGCATCAGGCACCATTATAATTCGAACACCGAACTTCAATCCGGTCGATCCTAAGTACTCTTCGCTGCCTTCGCTTATTGAAGCATCGCCAAAGATGTCTGAAATGTTGGCATTCTCGTCAAAAAGATCCTTTGCTTGAGAGAAATACTCTCCAAACTCTTTAATATTGCACACACCCTTCAAAGAATTCGGCATATTCTTGACAATTTGTGCAGCTTCGGAGTCAGGATTCGCCCAAAATGGGCTCTCGGAATAAAATTCTTCCGGCTTCTCAACCGTTCTTACGTATTTTTCAATGTAAAAACCAAAGCCACCGGCCGCTGTGAGATCAACAGAACTAACATCGCCAACGTCAGGCACTGATCCATATGATATTTCACCATCTGTAATGGGTGCTTCTGTCTCTGTGAGACCTGATTTCAGGCCAGTTTTAGCGTAAACATCAGGTAAAGCCAAGGTATATCGATAAAAATCGTAAATATATTGGCTTCCGTCGAATCTTTCGTTTAGATTTGACATCAATTGGCTTATTTCATGACTAACGAGATACTTCAAAAGAATCTTACATTGTCTTCTCACGTCATAAATTGTATTTATATGTGATGCAAATCGAGCGCCGTTTAGCGAAAGAAGAAGCGGATCGAAATCAATTGTCTGATCGATCACTCTGCCTTTCTGGGCAAGTCCCGGATATCCTGCAATATAACATCCTTTTAGTACTTGTCGAACTCTTGGCTGATTCTTATAATCTTCGTCTATTTTAGCAGGATTGATAGTCTTAATTCTTTCAATAGAAGATCCATAACCTTTAATCACTCTAAGTACATCCCTGTTTGGATACAAGTGACGTCGTTGTGCTTTATCAATAATTGCCCTTGCATCATCAATTTCTGAATTGGATTCGATTTCGCCCATACTAATTTTGCGAACCAGAGCCATAACAGCACATTCAAGAAAAAGAAGCCAATAATTATAATTTTGAACTCTTCCTCCAAATATAGGAATGAGAGCCTCCGTTTCAGATAATCCTTGTTCCATCTTTTCCACAATCACAGAGGCAAAGCCAGTGTCATAGTTGTCTTCAGAATATCTCATGTGAGAAAGAACGGGCATTGATTTTACCATTGCCTCGCATGCATAGATTCTAATTGTTGCAGCGACTGTGGTATCTAAATAAGCGAGCGTTGACGGATCGGATATTTTATCAAACGGTGTATGGTTGATACAGTCAGGGTCCTCGCTTAATCTTGAATCAGGCGGGATTGCTTGTTCCAATTTTGTGACATTGTCAGCCAGTTCTTTCAAGCCAATAAAATCAGTGCGTCTAGGTTTACATCCATCAAACTCCGGAACAAGCGCTGACGCAATCCCAAGCCAGCCTTTAAATTTCTGTGGCTCGATGTAAAATGGTGGATTGCTATAACTACCGCCGTAGATTGCAGGATCCAAGAAGTGGACTCTTTCATTGTTTGTGGCAGATTTGCCTAGAACCATTTCTTCTTCATCGTACGTATATTCCCAAGTGCTCTCGTCAGATGTCGCTTCAGGGTTTACATACAACACATCATCTGGTGTCAGATTATTTGCTACGTATCCGAAGTCATAGCCTTCCGGTTGTGTTCCATCTAACTTTTGATTAAGGCCTTTAAGAACACCTTTGTAGAGATACTCCATATAATTTTTATATGAGTCCTTCGCTATTTGTTTAACTGGGAGGGCGGAGTGTCCTGATGCAGAAAGGATAGAACTGATATAATTAGAAAACAGAACTCCCTGATATGGGACTTTAAGTTCTTGCAATTCATCTTCAGAAATTGACCCATGCTGCTCGACGAGCGCTGAACCAGTGCCCGAGATGCCGACCGTATTAACAACTCTGTATTCTAGTCGATCGTATGGTATTTCTTTATCTTCGTCTTCCTTTCCAAAAAATGATTTTTCATATTCATTTCCATAGTAATAGATGAATGTTCGATAACCTAATTCTTTTTTGAATTTGATCTCGCCTTCTTGATAGTTTGTAAACATTAATTCGTATTCAAATCGGCAGCCCTCATTCTTATCATTGAAGAAATCAAGAATAAGATCTGGCTCTTTTCTATATGTTCTGCGGATCTTGACATTAACGTCTTTCAGTGGCCCCACTTTCTCTATTATTTTTGTTTTCGTTTGAGGACGAACTTTCTCTGTTGTTTTAAAATCAATCGCAAAATCATTTGCATCCAACTTTTCTTTTGTTAGAATGCCAACAGTCTCTGGAAATACACCTATGGGTTCTTCGCTTGAAAGGGCACCGAAATATATTTCACCAAGTTTGGTTGTTGAGAATCTTTCTTTTTTTGCATCCCAGTCTTCTTGTGAGTTGGCCCAGTCGATTTGGAAAACAAAGTTATTTGATCTTTGCTCATGTCTCTTCAGAGGAAGGTTGCACGTATCGGCAAGGACATTATCCAAGAAAGAGTCTCTCTTCCCAATCATATCATTGGTAAATGCAAATGCCAAAGATCTAAATGTGCCCTCGGCAAGTTCTGCTGCCTCTTGTAAAGATTCCTCTGTGTCCAAAGCCACAATTGAAGAAGCGTTTGTTGGAGGACAGAATGGATCATTTAGTCTACCTTTGTCATTTGGGTTTGGATTAAAAGCATTATTGATCGCATCGCCCATAACACTTTCAGGCCCTTTAGCGAGGATATTTGCTAAATCAAGCAAATCGCTAGCAGCGCGATCGTTAAGTTTATTAACATAATCTTCTGCTTCATCTGGATTCATCCCGGCATTGGTTAAAATTGTTTTTCTTTTATCATTCCACTCATCCATTTGATCTGACGTCAAACAAACAGAAGAATCAACTGGTACATTGACTCCGGGCCTTGTTAGGCCATCTCTTACATTGGCACGCTGTTCGGGGCTCAATCTATTGCCAATGTTGCTAAATATGGCAGCGACTTTGCTCGGATCATCAAAAAATATTGCAAACTCTGGAAATTTAAGCGAGATTGTTGAAGATATTCTTCTTAACGTATTTATATCTTGTTCTCCGTCATTTGCAACCAAGAGTTGTTCCAATTCTCTTCTAGAAGAAATTCTTGCAATCGTTTCTGTTATCTCTTTATGTTTGTTCTTTAGATCACTTGCAGTTGCATTTTTTGCCAAGTTCTGTAAATCTGTATTTGTGATTCCGGCATCGGTCAGCAAACTTGATGTTAAATCATCGACATCTGAATCGCTTGTACCGTCATCACAAAATAAATCACGCATCATGCCACCAAAATTGGCATCGGGACCCTTAACGGCTTCGGCTGCGAATCTACCCACGGCCTCTAGTGCCTTACATAATGCATTCTCAATTGTTAATAATACTTTTAAGAGCATTGCCACATAAACTCTAGTTATTAAGTTTTCTATTTCTTCTTGTATTATTTCTTTTAGTTTTCTAAATATAATTCCTGCCAAACTTCTAATATTTGGTAATCTCGGAAGTTTGGGGAATGCAAGTCGGCCTCCATCCAAGCATTGTTTAAATGTCAGGGTACTCAAGAATGATCTAATCGGAGGATAAACAAAGTGAACGTTAGGACAATCAAAAGATGCAATAATTCTTCCAATCAATTTGGCACCGGGAATCTTATCCAAGGCAGCGAATAGATCCTCGATTCCAACTAGAGACATAAACGCCTCAACATAAGCATCAAATATCGCTCCTTGAACGTTACCAAGTGCCTTGCCAATAGACCCTTGTCGAACCTGCTCTGGATTAGACACATCAACAATAAATCCTGCTTCAGTACGAGCATCATTAATCATCTGCTGTCGTTGTACATCGGTCATATTTTGCCATTGCTGAAGTTGTTCTGATGTCAATGAACCTTGAAGTTCTTTACCTTTCGTCTCAAGTTCTTCTATTTTTTTATTCAGATCATCTTTAATTTGATTTGCAACTGTTGGCGCTTGCTCTGGCGTCTTGCCTGTCAGTTTAGAAATTAAAAATTCCTTTATATCATTGCTAGCAGAAAATTGAACTGAAATTTGCTCTATGTTCTCAGGACCAAGAGTTGCAGGTTTTACTGGTCCATTTAATGCATTAATAGTTTGAGTCCCAACTATTCCGTCTACGGCTAATCCCTTTAGAGTTTGAAATGAGCGTACTGCTTCATCGGTTTTTGGACCAAAATCACCGTCAACTGCAAATCCGGCAGGAACACCTGATTCATTAGGAATATGAGGTCCCAAATTATTTATCAAAAGGTTTTGTAATGTTTTTACATTATTTCCAGCGGCCCCACGGCGAAGTGTAATATTGGTTGGCAATTGAGTCGAACTTGCTTGTTGTTCTATTTCGCCAAGGAACTCTCTTAAAGCAGAAACAAAATCATCAAGTGCCGATACTTGTGTTTTATATTTTTCAAGATTACCAGCATTTGAAGAAATATTATCAGACACAGACGACAATTGTTTTGCATCCATTTGCTGATCGGTTGTTACACGGCCGGGTTGATAATCTCTTTCCCATGGAGCAGGCATATCTTGAAATTGTTGAGCGACATATTCTCGAATCTCGGCTTGTTTTCTTGGGTCAAGACCAACAAGAAGTTTTTCCATTGCGGCAGGGGACATATTTGATATTGCGGCACGAACGATTTGATTAAGAGCGGTTCTTAAATCCATTCCTGACAATAGACACTTGATTGCTTTTTCGATCAATTTATTAAAACCACAAATACCAAAGTTGTCAAAAAAGTTTTTTAATCGCTGTTTTGCGCCTTGGCCTCGTTTTTTCTTTCTATTGGCTCGTCGTTGACTTCTACTTGGGACTTTGCCTGCAATTCTTGATAAATTAAAACCAGACAAGCCATAGTTTGCCATTTCTTCTTCTGTTAAAAACAAAGAGACAAGTGAGTTTTCAAAGTCAAAACCAGCAATTGCTGCTTCTCTTCCGGCTGCAATGAAAGGGTTCTCGCCCCTTTCTGCACCTCGAGATTGACGACGCTCTGTTCTGGATGCTCTAGCATCTGCTCTATAAAATCTGCGATCGTCTTGTCTTTGTTCCCGGTTTTTCTTTCGCGCTTTTCTTCCGGATAGGATGCCATCTGCTTCTTTGTTGACTTCCTTTGTTTTCTTTCTTTTTGTTTTTGCGTTTTGTCTTGCTTTCTTTTCTTTTGGGTTCTCGGCTTTCTTTTGTGCCTTTGCTCGAGATTTTGCAGTGCTTTCTTGAAGTTCTTGAAGTTCTTTATTAAGTTTATCTACTTTATCGGGATTCGAAGAGATTTGTTTTGACAATTCTTTTGCTTTTTTAACTTCTTCTTCTGTAAAAATACCCTGCGCTATGTCGTTTCCATTTCTACGAATTAAATCTGCATAAAATGCTTTTAAAGTTAATTTTGCATCCGGATATTTATCAAAAGCGCTCTGGAGAAGGGCCGTTTCTCGAAGATTGGGTGCGGCTGGTTGCCCTATGTCTAATAATTGTGAATTATCAGTATTTTCCCAACTTTGGTCTACAATTTCAGAAGATGGCTTTATTGGTATTGGTGCGCCATAAATCTGATTCATCAAGACAAGAACTTCGGCTTCTTGCTCTTGGCGGCGGGCTTCATCTTCGGCTTCTTGGGCTGCTTGCTCTGACGCCGCAGCGGCTGCTTCCATTTCATCAAGTGTTGGTCCCGCTAATTCTTCGATTCTGTAATTTCTACCAATTATAATCGAATCCCATACTGCGACTATTATTTTAAGTTCTTTTTCTGCTTCTTCTCTCTGTACTAAGAGAGCATCTATCTGTTCTTGTAACTCAAGTTCTTTTTCAAATACGGCTAGTTCTTCTTCGATCTCAGCAAAAGTTTCTTGCATATCGTCTACTGCTCTTTCAAGACGTGCCTCCAAGAACATATTCCCTGATCCTGAACTTGTGTCGTTTAGATCATCCTGAAGTTCTCCAAGAATCTGATCTTGCTGAAATTCTGCTTGTTCGTCTGATAAACCAGATCTCGCTGCATCACCAGCAGCCCTTGCTGCGCTGGCGGCGCCTGCTAAAACCTTGCATGCATTCTGGTTCCATTTATATTCAATTGCTTCAAAGGTTGAAATAACCTGATCGAAGAAGAAGTCACGAAGACCTTCTGTCCCGCCGTTATTATCAACAATACAGCCAAGTATAGAAGTGGTGCCATCGGTCACGCTTGTTTCTGGTGAAGCATTTCCATAGTCAAGAGTTAGTTTTGGATATGTGTATTTAACTAAGAAGTCAAGCCATGGAGGCGTCTCTCTTGCATTAAGATCACTGTCGATAGGATTTAGATTGGCTATATATCCCAGCGCAGTTTCGTTATTAAACGGTGCTTTATATTTTCTTGCATCCGACTTGAGAGATTTTAAACTTATCCTTTCGTACTCGGGACAACTAAATCCCATGACTTCGAGTTTCTTTATATAATAAGGGTTATTGCCTCTCTGCTTAAATGTTATTTTGATTTTGTCAACAGCACGGCGAGTTCTACGATTTCTCAATTTGAAATCAGTTTGCGATTCAATTAGTGACTCAATTTCGTCAGCAATATCATTAATTTTATCGATATAGATTTTACAATAGAACGAGTTCTTATATGACCCCTTAACTGGGTCATTCTGAAAAGCCAGTTTGCCTTTCTCGGATTGCCACCAATATGCTTGGTATTTACTGTAAACTCCGAGAACGTGCTTTAATCTTCGTATCTTACCTTTGAACTTAGTGCCGTCAATGATAACTTCTCTTTCACCAGATGTGTCAGATTCATCTTCTTCATCTCCAGCAAGACCTTCCGGAACTCTATCGAAAATAAACGCCGGAATTACAACCTTTACCCAGATTGGCTCTCCGCCTTTTGGTGTTTGGTACAAAGAAACCCAATAGTCATCAGCACGAGCATAGAGTTCAAGCGCCTCGGGATTGAATCCTTCAGCATTTAGCCCATATGCTTCAATAAGTCCTTCGCTCAATGAGTAAATATCGAAAACACCGTCAGTGACACTTTGGGTCACCTTCTCAACCAAATCTTCTGTTTTTGCTCTATTTCTTCTCAATAATCTCTTAAGTTTTTGAGGATCATCGGCAAAGGCGAAGATTACTTGGTTTGATATTTCTTTTTCAAAAAATCGCAATAATTGATAGATTCCTGCAATCTTGTAGGAATTTAAAACCTCACGAAGAGATTTGCCCGATTCTCTCATTTGAGATACATCGTAACTATCGCCATTGTCATTTACATTAACTCTGACAACATACTCGCATCGTTGTTCATCAAGGAATGGCTCTTCGGCTTCATACCAAGTAGGAACAATAGCATCGGGATTCGGTATGCAAGTAGGGCATATCTTCGGAGGCGGTCTCTCCGCAACGGTATCCTCACAAACATCTTTTTGTTTGTTTAAAAACTTTGATTCATTAAGTGTTGTCATGTTATGTAAATATTATCCGAAAGGAAATTGTTTCTGCCTTTAATTGGCAATAAGTCGTCAAAATCAAATGCATTGAATTCGGCCAACGTAAGATTTAGATTGGTCCAAGTATTATTCCATTTTGCTTTTTTGCCTTTGAGAATATCAAACTTATGGGCGGCTTGTAAAACAAAGTTTGGCATGTTTGTTATTGGCGCCAGTGGTACGATAGTGTGCGTATGAATTGCAAGAGCGTTGTTGATTTTGTTTGTTCTTTTGTTAAGATCCTCGACTGCTGTACATATCTCTT